TTTTCGTTTTACAACCCGGGAAAGGGGGAGGGCTTTCCGGTTTACATTCTATTATTTGGTCATTTTTTGGTTCACAAATGGGTGGGTCAACCTGATTTTCAGGTCTCAAACATTTTCCGATTTTTGAGTTATATATTTGTTCACTCTTGGGGGCGGGGAGTTTGTTATCGTTAACTTTCCAAGGACATACCAATGCCGTATCCTCTGCTGATATTTTTTGTAATGAATCTATAAAATCTGTAGAAAAACCTATAAATAATAATACATTTAATACCATATAAAATCTATATCCAATACAACCTTTTAACAAACCTCCGATGTCAGTTATTGGAGCTTCAAAATTCTTACAATCTATTATAGTATCACTTGTTAATCTTATTATAATTGTAAAAAATATTAATAATATTAATACTATATACATTAAATAAAATTTTTCATTGAAATTTATTAGTGGAGTTCTTCCCGCTTCTTTTTCTTCTGCTTCACTAATTTGATTGCCATATATATATGGATCTTCTACACTACCCGTTTTTCCAAATAAGAAATTAATAGGTGAATATTTAGATGCGAATAATACAAAAAATATTATACCTTTTAAACAGTCAAATGGAAAAAATACAAATCCTGCAAAGAGCCCAGAGACGCCTAATTGTCTTAATCCTAAAACGATGCCAATTAAATATAAATAGTTTTTCCAATCAGATAATTCGTTTGTTAATGCGGAAGTTATTGCATCTATTAAAATCGAACCATTTGCCTCAAGACCGCGAGGACACGGATTACCTTGCTCATCCGATTTTGGGATGCTATCTAAATCCCCAGCACATTCACCGCCGATAGGTGGATCTGTGGCACCTAAAAAACTATTAATATAATAACCTCTCCAATTTTTTTGTATATAAATAAGTATTAAAAATATTGATATCAATAATAATAAATTAAAATACATTGTATGGTCTTTATCACCATGAACAGGCATTTTTATAATTATTAAATATACAATAGCAAATGCTATTACTATTCTGATGAATTTGTTTATTAAATTAACTACATTATTTCCATATTGACCTATTCTGGATTCATTACTATCTGAAAATATAGTATCATTAATAAAATCATTAATAGTATCCATATAACTATATTATATAAATATAAAAAATTAATAAAAAAATAATATTATAAATATATAATGAATAATTATACAAATAGAGTTACTAATATAATAGATAATTTACAAATGCCGGGAGGTAATGAGGAAAGTAAAGAAATAATAAAGGCGCGATTTGTAGATGAAGTTGATTATTATGAAAAAAAACGAAACAATACAAAAAAATACTATAATGTATTTAGATTTATTGTAACTACTGGTTCTATTCTTTTACCAGCTTTATTATCCATAGGTCAAATGGATCCTGCTAAATTGCCCAGAAATTTTGATCAAATATCATATTGGTCTACATGGTCTATATCATTAATGGTCACTATAAGTAATGGATTCCTTCAATTATTTTCTTTGGATAAGGATTATTTTAGTTATTCTTTAGTAGTAGAACAATTAAAAACAGAAGGTTGGCAATTTTTCGGATTATCTGGCAAATATGAAGAATATAATACTCATACCATAGAAGCATATAAAGAATTTTGTAAAGCAGTAGAAAATATCAAAAGGAAACAAATTGAACAAGAATTCCAAGGCAAAGGTAATAAAACAAAAAAAAAAGATGGCACGAATAAGTCCCCACTATTAGATTTTGATTTTGATGGTCAAATGAAATCATTCATGGAAAAATCTAAAAATAATGAAATGTTTAAACCATTAGTAGATACCGTCAATACTGTTTCTAATTTAGAAAATATAGGAGATAAAATAACTGGAGATTTGAAACAATTACCTGATAAAGACGTCTTAAAAAAAATAACTGATAGTCAAGAACTATTAACAAATTTAACTGCAACTATATCAGATCTTGAAAATAATGTTATCCCTGGACCACAAACGCCTATAAAACCAGTAGTTCCAATTGATGATACTAATAGGAATACTACTCAATAAGTGATTTGAATGTATTTCTCGTTAATGGTTTAGATATTCTATTGTTTAATTCTAAATATTTTTTCTTAGTTATTATTTTTGAATTATTATTTAAATATAATAAATTATAATGATATTCATTTTCATCTTCTTGTTCTAACATATTATGATATAAATATATATTATCGCCTGATAGTCCATTGTATATATTTCCCATACCTAATGAATAATATGTATCATCTATCTCTGTTAATACAGAAATGTTTTTCTTCAACATATTAGATAAAGCATATATTTCAATTTGACCAGCAAATTTATATCCCCGCATATCCAATAAATAATCTCGAATATTACTTAAATTTTCATCATAATTAATAGAATCTAATATGTCTTCTTTAATTGTTAATCCAGTGGGTAATAAAAAATCTAAATTATTATCTAACCAATCTACAACTGATTGCCTTAAATCTTCAGATAATTTTTCATATTCTTTAGATTGATTTAATTTATATGTATAATTATTATCTACATAATATTTAATATTTCTATCTAAATGTAATTGCTGTACTATACAATTAAATAAACAATTACTATCCCCTAATACTTTTATTAATGTTATACCGCCTTTATTTAAAATCTTCTCCATATTACTTATATATAAAAAAATGATATTTCTTTATATATATAATTATACTTCTTTATAATGATTTGGCAGATCTGGTAGGTTTTCACAATTTTTACATAAACATTCACCATTTTCTTTTATATTTATTTTAAAATATGGATTAACACAATTCATACAATAACTTAATGATTGTTTTTTACCTTCGAATGCGACTGAACATCCACTTCCTACGCATATTCCTGCAAAATTACAACAATAGAAATTATTACAATTACTACAATGATGTAATTCTTTTCTTTCTTTTAGAGCAATTTTTTCCTGGCATCCACCACATTGAATAATTTCAGCCAAGAATTTATCTGTAAATCCTTCATTTTCTATTCTTTCTTTGGTAATAACTTCTTTATTTTTTTTTAATTGTTCTTGTTTTGATAGTGTCATAGGATATACACTTTTCCTCCTTTTTTTTGGAAGGTCTTTAAATGGTGGCCTTGGTTCAAATACTTCATTAAGGAAATGGACTTTGTTCTTATGTTTCTTACTACAACAGAACATGATTATTAATATGTTGAATGTTTTTTAAAATAATTTTCAAATTTATTTAAGAATAAAATTATAATATATATTGTAATAATTAATAAACATGCCTAATATCAAAGGTGGCAAAAAACATAAAAGGAATAAAAAACAAAATAATTTTGGTGAAAAAACTTTACGTTTGAAAGATGAAGGTCAAGAATACGCACAAATTAAAAAGTGTAATGGTAATTGTAGATTCGATGTATTGTGTTTCGATGGAAAAGAACGAAAGGCGATTATGTGCGGAAAAATGCGAAAAAAGAAATTTGTCCGTGCTAATGATATTGTTCTAGTATCTATTAGAGAATGGCAAGATAGTATTTGTGATATCATTGATAATTATGATGTAAATTTAGCACGCAAATTAAAAGATAAAGGATTAGTACCCAAAAGTATTAACTTAGATGTTGATAATCAATATTCATCAGATGATGATGACAATCTAGGAATTGTATTCAGCACTAATTTACCAGATTCGTCTGATGAAGAAAAATTAGAAAAAGTCGATTCGGATGAGGCTACAACAGATGAAGATATTGATGTCGCTGATATTTAATTAAAATCTAATATAATCCGATGTTTTGCAGTATTTAACCCCCGGGATGCTGATTTAGATAATTCTTGTCTAGGTTTTCTTTTACTATCCGTTTTACTTTTTTTATTTTTATTAAAACAAATATTCATATCATTTTCTATATGGCTATAATTTTCTGTAATATATTCTAAAACCATATTATCAAGAGCCCACTTAAAAAAATTTAATTGACCTAATGTAGTTTCTATATTATAATCTTTACAATTAAAATTTATTCTTTCTTTTCTACAAAATGGATCAAACTTCTTTTTAGAATATGATTTTAATTGTGATTTATAAGCATGAAATATATTTATTTGATTATATAATTCATTACCATTTTCTTCAAAAGATATCCCGCCATCAGGTATTCTATAGACTTCATAAAATACATTATACTTTTTTGAATAATTAGTTACAAACCAATCTATTATTCTTAATGATATTTTTTTATCACCATTTACATAATCATTAAATTGTTCTATTTTGTTATTATTACTATAATAATTATCCAATGATTTTAATAATATATTTGTCATATATTTATTTATTTAATTAAATATTCTCTTTAAATATATTTTTAAATTTAAACGTACTAAAATTTGAAATTATAAAAAAAAATTTATCCAATAACAAAATGAATAAAACTTTTATCCGAGATTATCAAGAAACATCTATGCAATATCACCAACAAAAAGAATTACAAAAACAACTACAAATGTACAACTGGCAACGAAAATATGATGATAAAATGTATGAATTGACTGCTATTTATTATACTGATTTGAAAAAAGCCATCGAATATAAATCTGAAAAGGGTTTAAGAGAACTCTATTATAATTTAAGTTGGGATCACTTTAAGTTTAATCTCCCAAATACAGGGAAACCATCCAAAATGTGTCGCGTATGGCTGAATCAAATGTGTAATCCTGAATCAATGTATTTATGTGAAGGTGTTAAAAATGGGGTAATCAGTTACCGAGACCACTTCCAAGGATTAAAGTTTGATGTTTGGAATAATAATGCCTTCACTGTTCATTTCACTTGGTAATTATAAATATTATGATAAATTAAATCTTTTTTTTATCCACTATAATAATAATTTATTTTCTCTTTGATTTACGCTTTCGGAGTGAACCGCGACGTTTTCCTTTGGATTTACTTTTTTTCTTAGAACCGCGTGCCTTTTTAGAAGACTTGCGTTTCTTATATTTCTTAGCACCAGAATCCCACAAGAACGCGCCTAATTTTTCTATAGATGGATCATATTTAGTAGCACATCCCTTTTCACCGTCGGGTTGAATATAATCAGAATGACCCGCACCTAAATTTTGATACATATCATATGCCTTCTTAATCCCCGGTTTCAAATCTTCAAGCGTCTTCTTTAACGCGTCCATCTCAGACTCTGCTTCCTTCCTTGCCGTAGTAGTGTCGATAGCAAATTGTTTTAGATATCCTTTATATTTAACTTCTGTTTCTCTTATCATATTATTACTTTCAACTATAATTCTATTTAATTCTCGTTGACCTTCTCTGCACTCTCTTAATTCTCTCTCCATTTTATATTATATACATAGATTAAAATTTGAAATATATTATAATAAAATTAATTAAAAACATGATATCTTCTATCGACCATCTCGACATTGATGTCAGTAATTTATTAGGTAAATATATTGAAACTAAAAAGAAAAATAAAACTGTATTGAATGATCTAAAAGATAATATTACATTTACA